CCGACTCTACCGGCACCCAATAAGCGGCAGCGGCTCGAGATGATCGAGAACATTGGCCCAGAGAAGGTCCTTGATCTGTTCCTTATGCGGGAGAACAAGATTAAGGCTGAACAGAACGATCCTATGCGCTATGGCCACGAGCTGCCGCACTGGCCGGATGCGGACAAGCTGCTCGATCGTTTTAACGAGATCGTCGTCCTTGGTGGCAACCGCTCTGGTAAGACTGAGTACGCCGCCAAACGGATGGCTCAAGCTTTTGTGGGGACTGATCTTAATGGGCAAGCGCCGTCTTGGGTAAAGGAACGCTATGCTAAGCGTAACATCCGCATCTGGTGCTTTCATACTAACCATATGACAAGCGTGTCAGCACAGCAGAACGTATTCTATAAATACCTTCCGCCAGAGATTCGCAACATCAAACGTACTAATCATACGCAAATTAGTTTTAGCCAGAAGAATGGATTTAGTGACAATACGGCGGTGTACATGGGTAACCAGATCTGGTTCCTTAACTATGCCCAGGATATTAAGGTGGTTGAAGGTGGTGAGGTGGACTACGTCTGGTGCGATGAACTTGTCCCGCAGAACTGGCTCGATACCCTCCGCTACCGTCTGGTTACCCGGTCCGGCAAGCTAATCGTCACTTTTACCCCAGTGCAAGGGTACACCCAGGTCGTGAAGGAGTACATCAATAGCGCCAAGGTTACGGCTACCCGCAAATCTCCATTATTACCCAATAACAATGTTCTAACGGTTCCTAAAGGCGAGATGCCCTACCAGGCTGAGAACTTGTATGGTAGACATGCCTGCATCTGGTATCATACGGAACTTAACCCGTACAACAATTGGGAGCGCATGAAGCAGGAGTTGTCTGGCCGCTCTAGCCATGACATTAAGATCCGCGCTTATGGTTGGGCCGATCAGACGGCTGGCTCCGAATTCCCAATGTTTGGTGACCATAACATATGGAAAGGTGACGCGGAAGAGGTTATTCCTGACGGGAGCAACTACATGGCGGTAGATCCGGCAGGTGCTCGAAACTGGTTTATGCTCTGGGGAAGAGTAGATAAGTACGGTATACTATGGGTCTACCGTGAATGGCCGGACCAAAGCTATGGGGAATGGGCTTTGGCTAGCGACAAGGCTGATGGACGAGCTGGACCGGCACAGAAGGCTGGTGCTGGCCGTGGGGTAAACGAGTATACTGAGCTTATCTGGAGCCTAGAAACGGCTGGAGACAAGCGTGAGATGATCGTGGACCGTTGGATTGATCCTAGGACCGCTGGCACAGAGACAATCACCAAAGATGGCGGCGTTACAGTGCTGGATTTGCTGTATCAGGCTGATAATCCGCTTATATTTACGCCGTCAGCCGCCTTGCCAATTGAGGAGCGTGTGATGATTATCAATGATCTTTTGTCATGGAATATAGAAAATCCAATGGTAAAAGGTACAAATCATCCAAAACTTATGATTCACGAGTCTTGTCAGAACTTAATATACAGCCTAAAGGAATGGACTGGACAAGATGGACAAAAAGGTGCTAGTAAAGATCCAATTGACGCCTTAGGGTATATGGTGGTAATGCAGCCACAATATTTTGGAGGCGAACAATGGGAAAAGCAAGTTAAGCAAATGGCTAAATGCGGTTCCTATTAAAAGTTTAATTGTCTATGTATTCAGCTTCTTCAGATCCTTTAGCTATTGCAACAAACATTCCTGACGTTGGGGATTTGTTGAGTGAGTACAATCGTGCGATGATTAATTCGACGCAGGGTAACCTGACGACGAAGTTTGATGATGTGCGTTTTGCTCGGTGGGCTGGTCAAAGTGATGACGGGAAAAAGCATAGCAATTTGCGTAACGAAGGTGACCCAGCTTGGCCGTTTGAAGGGGCAAGTGATGTCCGCAATCGCTTAATTGACTCTACCTGCAACGAGCTTTCGTCTTTGCTAGTTACCGCATTTGAACGTGCAACCATTCGCACAAGTGGTATTGAGATGAATGATATGACGGTTAGTGGCATTGCTACTACGTTACTACACTGGATTCGCGACAATAAAATGCCGCTTGAGTTGCGCCGGGAAGCTGAACTTGGGGCGCAGTACGCTTTTCAGTACGGGTGGACAGCGTTTTTTATTGGCTGGAAACAGAACATCAGTAAGCGCGAGCAGCCTGTTACAATGGATGAGATTATTGCTTTAGCGCAGCAGTCGCAAAGTCCTACGCTAATGCAGTTGCCAGACTTAATCATGCAACAGTCCGACGAGGCTGTTGCTATTATTGAAGCTACAGTGCCAGGGCTTACTGCCACCGATGCAAAGCGAATGGTTAAAGAACTGGCTGAAACAGGCGCAACCACAAGAGATGAAGAATATGTTAGCAAAAACCTTCCTGAGATTATTGCTCTTAAGCCTTGGGATGAAGTTCTTGTTCCGCCTGAAACGGCGGACCTGCAACGATCCCGTGTAATTTTTCGCAGAACATGGATGTCTGAAGTTGAGATTCGCGAGAAGATTACTACAGAAGGCTGGAATGAAGATTGGGTAGAGCTTGCTGTGCAGATGGCGGGCAAAAGCAGCACGATGTACAACACAAACATCCTGCCAAGCACAGAGCTGCTAGTGTACAACGGCCTCAATTATCAAAACATGATTGAGATTGTGTACTGCTACACAAAGAGCTTAGACGGTAAGGCTCCGTGCATCTATTACACGGTTATCTGTCCGCAGGCGGCAGTGGATCATCCTAAAGAAAAAATCTCTTATGCTATCCATGAAAGACTCGACTACGCGCACGGAGAGTATCCGTTTGTGGAGTTCCGTCGTGAGTGTATTCGCCGTGCTATTACTGACACTCGCGGCGTCCCTGAACTTGCTCACACGGATCAGGACGAAATCAAAGCGCAGCACGATTCCATCCGGGATCATACTGCCTTCTCGACTCTTCCTCCCATTAAAGTCGTCAAACGAATTGGTGCCATCAATCGAGTTGGCCCTGGAGTCCAGTTACCTGTCGTAAGTCCATCTGACTACACATTTATGGACCCACCGGCTCGCGAGCCTAGTGTGGCATTTAACTTGATTAACCGTGTTGAGGCAAGTCATGCAGCTTACTTTGGCACGCTTAATCCTGGCGTAGACCAACGTAAGACGCAGCTTAGCCAACAGATGATTGTGAACACTTGGCTGCTGACTTGGCGGACGATCTTTAGGCAGATGTTTAGCTTGTGCTGCCAGTACATGTCCCCTGCGGAGATACAGCGTATCACTGGCGGACAGTTGCCGCAGAGCCTGTCTGAGATCCACAACGAGTTTGATCTTACCGTCAAGTTTGATGTGATGGATCTGGATAAAGACTATATCGCACAGAAGATCGACTTTCTTACCAAGGTGGCACAGCTCGATACTGGTGGCGTGCTAAACAGGAATAAGCTTACTGAGATGATGATTCAAGCTATCGCTCCAGAGGTGGCAAAAGACTTGATCCTTAATCCGCAGGATGCCAGCAAACAGATGTTCAAGGATGTGCAAACCGACATTGGAATGATGTTGCTTGGCAATGAAGCGTTGTATCAAGAGAACGATCCTACCGCACAGACTAAGCTTCAGTATGCGCAGCAGATTTTGCAGGCTAATCCTAAAGCTCAAGCCGCTCTCCAGCAGGACGAGAACTTCAAGGCGCTGTTTGAGAACTACGTTAAGAGCCTTCAGATGTCTGTTATGCAACAGCAAAATGCGCAGATTGGCCGGATTGGAGTAACTCCAGTGGCACAGCAAGCACAACAGGCTCAACAGTAATATGACGGAAAATCAAAAGGCGGCCTTTGGATTTTCAGGGAAAAATCTTATTTGGAGTCAAGTGCTTGAAGTAATTGAACAGCTTCAAGAGCAACACTGGATGGTTGCTATAAGTAAAGACTGCAAAGGAGAAGATAGAATACATACAGCCGGACAAGCTGATGGTATTAATTTAGTTTTAAGCGCACTTATTGAATTAAGAAAACAAGCAAGACAATTAAATGGCTTGACTCCTGAAGAAGATTTGGCATAAAGCCACTAACGGGCCTTCCAGCGTTACTGGATTGATTAAATAAAGGGCTTGCTACCGATATAGCATGAATAACACAAACACACAGCCTGACGCCGGGAGTCAGGAGGCAGACAGTACACCCGTTGCAAATAACCTCGGAAGGATTGACGAACACAGCCTAGCTGATTTTGTTAAATCCAATTTCCTAAACGAGGAGGAGGCGGCTCCAGCCAAAGAGGAGCAGGCCGACATTGAGGCAGAAGCTGAAGAGCCAATTACGGACTCAGAGGTAGAAGCTGAAGTAGAAGCCGATCAGTCCACCGATGAAGAAGGTGAGCCTGAAGAGAGTTCTTTGAGTCGAGGCGTGCAGAAACGTATCAACAAATTAGTTGCTGCAAAGAAAGCCGCCCAGGCACAACTTGAAGAGAGAGAAGCCAGATTAGCGCAAATGGAGCGCGAGTTGCAGGCGTTAAAGTCTGTTCCGCAAACCAATGCGCCAACCATATCTGACGCTGTTGAGGCACTTAGTTCTATTAATGAAGTAAATGCTGAATTTCAGCGAGCATTATATGTTTTGGATTGGTGCGAAGATAATCCTGATGGTGGTGTAATTACTGATCCGCAAGGTAATCAGATTGAATTAGACAATCACCAGGTTCGCGACATGAGAAAACTGGCTAGACGTAGAAAGGAAATTGAGTTGCCAGCTAGGCTTCAATATTTGAACCAAAAGTCTCAAATTGAACCGGTGTTGACAGCCAAACATCCTTGGATGCGTAAGCCGGAAAGCGAAGAATACAGGGTAGCACAGCAAGTATTGCGTGATTTCCCTGAAGTAAAGCGCCGCCCGGATCATATGCATTTGGTTGCCGCATTAATTGAAGGGCTTAAAGTGTTTGCAGAACGAGATTCTGGAAAGGCTAAAGCTACACCAATTAGGCGAGCGCCAGCACAGCCAAGCGTCAAGGCTCCTCCTAGAGTTGATAAAGATGATTCTTCTCGCGCACAGAAATCTTTTCTTAAGGATACTTCAAACAGAGATGGACTGAGTGACCTAGTAAAAGCAATGGGGTTTGTGTAAGCCCCAATTTAACTCAGTAACCTAACTTAAATTATTTAGTATTATGGCACTTCTAACTGAACCTAATCTTAGTGGTCGCGGTAAACGCGAAGACCTGATGGACATGATTGCGCTTGTCGATGCGAAAGACACGCCATTCACGTCTATGGCCCGCAAGGGCAGCAAACCCGGAAACATGTTTTTCCGTTGGCAGGCAGACAGCAATCCTGCTCCCAAAGTTGGCGGCACGATTGACGGCACGGATGTTAGCTCCTACACCAACTGGGATGTAGGTTACCGCGCCGAGCTGGCAAACTACGCGCAGGTGTTCCGCATGGACGCCGTTCGTGTTTCCAAACTGTCTACTGACATTGCTCAGGTGGCAGGTGTGCGTGATGAGCTGGCGTATAACGTCAGCAAGTCTATCCTTCAGTGCAAGCGTTCGATTGAGACGACTCTCTGCTCGAACCAGACTGCACAGCAGGATACAGGATCTGTTCCTTACCTCACGGCAGGGATTCAGACCTGGATCAGCACCGCAGGCACGGGCACCCCGACTCCAGGAGATATCCCTTCGCAGTTCCGCACTCCTACTGACTCGATCCTCACTGGTGCATCCAGCGGACTGACCGACACAGCAGTGCAGGGAATGCTCAAGAGCATCTACAACCAGACTGGTCAGTACCGCTCGTTCGATGCCATCGTTGGCACCGACCTCAAGCGTGCATTTACCAGCTTGCTTGGAACGTCACAGTTGACCACAACTTCCACTGCTGGAGTTTTGGCTGCTGGTGCAACCAAGGTGCAGACCTTCCAGCGCGACGCTGCTGCTGAAACGTACATTCAATCCGTGGACGTGTTCCAGGGTGACTTTGGTACGGTTAAGCTGCACCCCACGGTGTTCCTTGGAACGATCAGTGGTGGCGCATGGACTGTCACCCCGTACAAAGGTCTTGTCCTTAACATGGACCTGATCGAAGTGCGCTACGGTGGCAATGTTGCCGCTGTGCAGTCGCTGCCAGACTTTGGCGGCGGCCCTGCTCGCGTCGTAGAGGCCGTCTGTGGTCTTGTTGTCGGGAACCCATTGGGTCTTGGCAAGTTTGACTTCAGCTCGTAGGCTTGATTTGCGACACCTGCCGATCCGTGGTCACGGGTAATGCCGATGACGGACGCAAATGAGAGTGGTGTGACTGCTGGAGAGACAGCATGTGACCGTTCCCGCAGTATACTAGGACGGATCGAACGCCGGAAGCCCGCTAGGCGTGACACTCTGGAGAGACAGGGGCACTTTTATGATTGATATCGACCCTAGTTTAATTCCTGCAATGGAAGCTGAGTTTCGACGAGGCTGGCAGATGAATCGTATTCAGGCTGAGATCGACTCAAAGAACTCTGCCAAGTTTACAAAGATGCGCCACAAGTCGATTGATGGGATTGGTCAAAAGGTTGGTAGTATTCCGGGGCAGGCTTATCACTTCTGGGGGCAAAAACTTGGGTATCAATGTTGGGATGACGAGAAGTTTCTTGCAGAGTTTTGGAGGGATAATCCTCAGTGCAAAGTTAACTCTGGCGGAACAAAAGAAATTAGTGTAGGTTGGGTTCCATCCACTAACGTAAGATCCCGCACCGTTTACGCATGAAGACTGTTCCATTTAGCGACATCTTGTCTGAAGTTTGCCAATTAATTGGATTGGACAAAAGCACGCTAAATGACAAAAGCTTTGGCGCTATTCGCGACTTTACGTCACGTCGCATTGGTACAATTTGGGACCGCGAAGAGTGGCCCGACATTAACAGGTACATTAAGACGTTTACTGGCAATCCAATTAGTGCTGCCACATTTGTTAATCCGCCTGTCTTGCAGACAGAATCTTTGCTAGATCTGACAACTCAAGATTTGCTGCCTCTTTTTCAGCAATTTGAAGAAAACACAATTGCGCTAAAGCTAACTTTGGACTCAAATTTTCCAAGAGTTTACTTGGCTGATTTTGCGGCAGACACCTTTAGGCTTGGTACAATCACAGAAACTGAGGTTGCCTTTGAAAATCCATTTTACTACAACTACAATGGTGAGCTTATAAGTCTTTCTGATAGAAAGTACACGTTTACTTACACATCGGCTACAGACTTAAATGGCGAATACATTGCTGATATCAGCATTAAATTGCCATACGAGTCTTCAATAACTTTTCCAACTTATCAGGGGCCAAACGGAAGCCTGACTACAACTGTGCTTTTTGATAAGAATCCACAGCGCATTGTTCAAATGCCAACTGGATCTTTGCAGGGGCTTGCGGCATGGCAGCGAGATCCAAGGCTAACTACGCGAGTTGTGCCTGTAGATTTTACCGTAGAGGACATGTATACCATTCCATCTACAACCAAGACAGTGGATGTTACATATCTTCGTTTTTTAGAAAATGGAGAAAAGCACATACAATATAGACTTGATGCTCCAAGGTTAACTGGCAATCAGTTTGAAAATTCAACTGTGTATTCTGTTGGATCTCAAGTTTATTACGATACTCTTCAGTTGTCTTCTGCTTATGAGCCAACAAACTTAGGTCGCGGAACCAAGGGAAACTTTTGGAACTCTGTTGCCTCTTCAAGTTCAGTTGCTCCAGCAGATCCACCTAATCAATATTGGGAAGTTGTAGCAATACCATACAGATTTAAGGATTTTTTAGTAAATGGAGTTAGCTCTGATTTTCTAAAGTCAGAAGCACGAACTGATGAGGCTGTTGTGCTTGATCAAATTGCCGAAATGGCAGTGCAGCAACAGATTGATGTTCTTATTCGCCAGCAAGGACAAGCTCAAAAAATGAATATGGTTTACACTTATTGAGCATGATTAAAAAATTTCTCATAAAAAGAAATGGAACTCCAGCGGCTCCTGGAGCAAAGCTTGTTGTAAATATTGGAGTAAAGGGTGATAAACAAACTTTCAAGTTTCGTAAACAAGCGTATACTCCAACTCCTCCTGCCGTTGTGTATCAGATATTGACTGAGACAGGAGACTACCTTAATAATGAGTTCAGTTATCGCATTACCACGAGTTAATTATGCCTAGAATTACAGATTTAACTTCAGCGTCAACGGTCGCACTTACCGATACGCTTGTTCTTGTACAAAGTGGGACTACTAAAAAATGCGATGTCTCGCAGGTAAAAACACTTGATGCATCAGAGATTGTCAGTGGAACGCTTGGTGTAGCTAGATTGCCTGTTGTTCCAGTTTCGCTTGGCGGTACTGGATCCGTAAATGCCACCTCTGCGCTTACTGCACTTGGCGGACAGCCTGCTCTTTCTTCTAGCGCCCCAGCTGCAATTGCACAGGGAGGCACAGGAGCTACCACGGCTGTAGCTGGATTAAATGCACTTGGCGGAATTACATCTGCTGTAGTGCCTTCGCTGGTAACAACCCAGTTATCTGCATATACACTTTTAACGCAATCCGCTGCTTACCAGAACAGCGCACAAGTGCTGGCTTTAGCCTCTACTCAAATTGCCGCTATTACTCCAGCGTCCATTGGAGCACTTGCGACTAGTGCTGCTTCTGGCTTTGCCACAACAGCTCAAGCCGCAGCATTTCAAAACAGTGCGCAAGTTATGGCATTGACGACGGCTCAGTTAGGCGCAATCAGCATCAATACTGGAAGTGGATTGACTGGAGGCGGAACAATTGACGCAAGTCGAACAATTGCCCTTCAAACATCTGGAGTTGCTGCAAATATTTATGGGAATAATTCAGCGATTCCAATCATTAACGTAGATAGTCTTGGAAGAATTACTGGCGCAACCACTGCGGCTATATCTGGGTTTGCAACATTAGCAGCAAATACTTTTACTGCAAAACAAACATTTGCAGCTAACTCAACAACGGTTAATCCGTTTAGTTTTTCTACTACTGCAAGTCAAGCGTTGCTTACAACTGCTACATTAGGCGCTGTTGAGTGGGATAACCAACAGATGTATGTTACTAGCTCAACGCCTGTTGCTGGGTTAACTCGCAATCCAATTGCTACGTCAACCGTAATAATCAACAACAAAACGGCAAGTTACACGCCCATAGTTTCCGATGCAGGGAAAATGATTGTTGTAAATAGTTCGTCTGCTTCAACAATTACTATTTCAACACAAGCTACTGCAAATTCAAATTTTCCAATAGGAACGCAAATTCTTGTAATGCAGACTGGGTCTGCTCAAGTGACCATTTCTGGAGCGGCTGGAGTTACATTAAGTAGCAAAAATGGCACAATTACATCTGGGCAGTATGCAGTCATTTCATTGATTAAAATTGCAAATGATTCTTGGGTAGTTGCAGGAGACGCTACAGTATGATTGCATATTTAGGAGTTTTAAGACCATTAACCACGCCAACTCCAGTAGCTCCATATAATTTGGATTATATTGTAGTGGCTGGAGGTGGCGCTGGAGGGGGGGCTTCTATAAACAGAGGAACATTAGGGTCGGCAGGGGCTGGGGGATATTTATCTGGAACATTAACCGCAGCTACTGACCCATCATATTCAATATTTATTGGCGCTGGAGGCGTACAGGGTGCCTTTTCACAAGGGTATAACAGTTCTTTAAAATCTTTTTCTAATTACATACAATCCATTGGAGGTGGAGGCGGAGGGTATCCAAATGCATTTGCGCCTACTGTTCCAGGACTTCCAATTAATGGAGGATCTGGATTTGGAATAAATACTTTAACTGGAGAAGGGCCGGGAATTCCGGGTCAAGGATTTCCAGGCGGGAACACTTCTCCTGGAGGAGGTGGAATTGGAGGCGGAGGTGGTGCTGGGCAAGCTGGCCAAAGTTCAAACTTAACAGCAAAAGGTGGTGATGGATTAACTTGGGTAGATGGTGTAACGAGAGGAGGCGGAGGAGGTGGAATTCAAGTGGGTATAACTTCTGGAACTACTGGGCTTGGTGGCGCCGGAGGCGGTGGAAACGGAGGATATCCATCATTTCAAACTGCGGGAGCGGCAAACACTGGTGGTGGAGGTGGGTTGGTTGTAGCTCTAGGTAATAATAATTATTACGGAGCTAATGGGGGCTCTGGGATTGTAAAAGTTAGATACGCTGGAACTCCACGCGCAACTGGTGGAACAATCACACAAAGCGGCGGATACACATATCACGAATTTACATCTTCTGGCAGATTGATATTTACCTCTTAACTTATGTCGCATTTTGCTGAAATTATTGACGGAGTAGTACAACGAGTTATTGTTGCTGAACAAGATTTTATTGACACCATTCCAGGGCAATGGGTGCAGACAAGCTACAATACTCGCGCAGGCCAACATCCAGAAAATCGTCCACTTCGCAAAAATTATGCTGGTATTGGTTATGTGTACGATGCAGTGCGCGACGCTTTTTATACACCGCAGCCATATCCATCGTGGGTCTTAAATGAAGAAACTTGCATTTGGAACCCTCCTGTGGCATATCCATCTGACGGCAATAAGTATGCTTGGGATGAGTCTTCTGTTTCTTGGATTTTAATTAGCTAATTGTATGCCTGACGTAAAAATATCCGAACTTCCACTAGCGTCTATTGTTAATAACGCTGACATTTTTGTTCTTAACCAAGGCGGAGTAACAAGGACGGCATCTAAGTCGTTAGTAATTGCAGGGCTTGCTACAACCGACCAGATTAGCGGCCTCAACAGCGCACAAGTGCAGTCGTTAACGTCAGCGCAGATTGCTGCGATTACACCAGCATCGCTGGGTGCCGTAGCAACAAGTGATATTATTGGCATCAGTAAAGGAGGTACTGGATCTACGGATGCCGTGTCTGCGTTGTCTGCGCTAGGCGGCATTACGTCAACGGCCATCTCTGGATTTGCTACCACAAGCCAAATTACAGGCATTGCGTTTACTTCGCAATTGTCCGCGTTTGCTACTACAGCTCAGATCAGTGGTTTTACCAACACTGCGCAAGTCAGCGCAATTGCCTCCGCTCAGATTGCCGCAATTACACCTACCTCGATTGGTGCGCTGTCTACTGATTCAGCTTCTGGGTTTGCCACAACATCTCAGGTAGTTGGAATTGCATACACATCTCAGTTGTCTGCTTTTGCTACCACAGATCAAATTAGTGGTTTTACAAACAGTGCGCAGGTTCAATCATTGGCATCAGCTCAAATTGCAGCAATTACGCCTGGATCTATCGGAGCAGCCTCTACGGCTCAACTTTCTGCGTATGTTCCTAAAACAGGAACAACAATGGAAGGAAAGTTAATTATGGCCGCAACAACGGCTCAAGCTTTTGCTAACATTGGCAGTGCCTTGTCTGGGGTAGCAGCTCCAGCAAGCACAGTTGGTGGAGATGTTTGGGTTAGCAATCAAAGCAGGCTGACATTTTCTCCTTTAACTGGAACGGCTGTAGCTGTTGCTGGAGTTTCTCAAGCAAATATATTTAATCAAGCTCAAACAATTGGAGTTGGCGGAACATCGACGTCGCTTACGGTTAGCAATAACGGAACTGGCCGAGCTGCTGCATTTACCGCTGCTTCCACTGCTGCTGCTGTTTCAATCTTGCAAACTGGAGCAGGCGAGGCATTTCGCGTTGAAGACGAGACAAGCCCAGATGCAACTGCATTTGTAGTTTCTAGCACAGGTCGAGTTGGGATTGGAGTTGCGCCAGATGCTGTAAGTGCTTTGTCTGTGGATTCTGGTGGAATTAAATTTGCTGACGGATCTATTGCTACAACCGCATTAGGAGGCGCAGGAGGTTTAAGCAGTGCGCAGGTTCAATCAATAACATCAGCGCAAATCGCTGCTCTTGGAGCAGGAAGAGAATTTGACATTACCAAGACATACCAAGCCGGAGATCTTGTAAGTCAAAATGGGTTTATTCGTTATTCTCTTCAAAACAATAATACTGGGAATACTCCAAGCTCTCCTCCTGATCCTTGGTGGGCAACTGCAAACGCAAAACCTACTGGAGTGCCTTCTGGCGACTTGTCTGGCGGGTTTGGAACTTCTCTTACTGTAATTGGCTTGCAGGGCAATCCAGTATCGGCAACTGCCCCTTCTAGCGGAAATGTATTAACTTGGAATGGAACAAACTGGAGTCCTGCTGCCGGAGGAGGCGGAGGCCTTACTAGTGCGCAGGTTGAATCTTTAACCACCGCACAGCTCAACGCAATCAGCGTGTCTGCTGGAACAGGGCTGACTGGCGGAGGGGTATTGTCTGCGTCTAGTACACTGTCTATTGCTGCGCTTTCGCCAGATCCGACTGGCACATACGGCAGTACGTCACAGATCCCATCGCTTACGGTAAACAACCTTGGGCAAGTTACGGCTGTGTCAGTGTTGTCTTTTCAGCCTCCAAATGTTCAAACATTTAGCACAGTTGGAACTAGCACTTACACAAAACCAGCAGGCGCAAGAATCATTAGGGCGCAGATTTGGAGCGCAGGCGGAGGCGGAGGTTCTGGCAGAAAGGGATTAGCGGGAACTGTGCGCTGCGGAGGTGGAGGCGGAGGTTCTGGGCAGGTTGCTGACTTTTGGTTTGACGCAAACGCAATTGGAGCAACTGAAACGGTAACCATTGGAGCAGGCGGCGCTGGCGCGGCAAGTCAAACAACAAATAGCACCAATGGCACCAATGGATCTGCTGGAAATACAACGTCGTTTGGCGCACATGTGGTTTTGCTTGGCGGAGCAGCCGGATCGGCTGGAACAGCAGCACAAGGATCAGGGGGAGGAGGCGGACATGGGGGAAATACGGGGGCCAGCGCATCAACGACTGGAGCAATTACAAATGGCACTCC